TTAATAAAAGCTGGTATGGCTGTGGTCGTACCATCGCCATTAGCTTGATTGACTCCAACTTCATGAGCATAATAAATAGTAGCTCCATTAGATACGCCGCTTACCACAGGAAACGTTGGTGTATCTGACTCTTGAAAATCAGTAGCATAAGGGTTTTCAAAAACAGTAGAACCAACCCAAGTGGTTCTATCTAAAGTTCCGGTTGTCCAAACATTTTCATCATAATTATATGTAACCACCCTGTTAATTACGGAAGAGCCAGATGTTGGATAAAACCAATTTATTTCAGAATATAACTCATTAATGCCACCACAAACAATTTTACCAGAATCATAATTCAATCCAGGATTATTTCCATCAGTAGTGAATACAAAGTCCTCTACTAAACAAGGTAAAGATTTTAATTGACCATCGTATGTAAAGAAGCCATTCTCTGACATCCAATAAGCTGTGCCGTCTACTTCTATACAAGCATTTTTTCCTAATAACCCACAGTTAGTCCCTACTTGTTCAAAAGCAAATGTAAAAGGTTGACCTACAAACTTCATTAAAAATATGGCTGTATCGGTCCAAACGTAGATGGCATCTCTACCTTTAATAGCTCCCATAATTTTAGAACCATCAGCTAGTCTTTGTGTC